GGCGGACGTTTTCGACAACGAGGTTCCGAACCAGTGGCGGGCTGACTTGTTCGCGCTTATCGACCGCACGCCGAACCTGGACTGGCTGCTGCTGACGAAGAGGGTGGGGAACGTGCTGCCGATGCTGCTGGAAATTGGCCGCGACCGGCTGCCTGTGAACGTGTGGCAGGGCATCAGCGCAGTGAACCAAGACGAGGCGCGGCGCGACCTGCCGAAGCTGGCGCGACTTGATGCCACCGTGCGGTGGGTCAGCTACGAACCGGCGCTGGGCGAACTGGACCTGTTCGACAGCGTGATGACCAAGGACGGCCCGCGCCAGTTGATCGAAGGACTGGATTGGGTCATCGCTGGCGGCGAAAGCGGTCCGAAGGCGAGGCCCATCCGGCGCGAGTGGGTGGACCTGTTGCGCGAGCAGTGCGACCGCTGCGGCGTGGCGTTCTTCTTCAAGCAGTGGGGCGGTGTGAATGCCACGGCTGGCGGCTGCAGCCTGGATGGCGCCGAAGTGAAGCAATGGCCGATCACCGCCTGAAGCCGAACGACGAGTTCAGCGGGCGCCGCTGACTGGAACCGGAGCGCGCTGCCGTACCGCGCTCCGCTGCAACGATCTGTTGGGCGGCTGCCGCCCGGAGCGAGACGATGGTTGAACGCATAGACAAGAGCCGCATTGCAGGCTTGGCCGGGACGGACCTGGACAAGTACGTGGAGAGCGACTTCAAGATTCGCAGCGGCCTGTGCACGAACGGCCACGGCCTGATGACCGCAGACGATGACGGCCAGCGCTGCCCGACTTGCGGGTTTTGGACCAACGTGCGTGCCGAACTGGAGCCGCAATGAGCATGACGCAACGCTACGCCGGCATGCTGCGGCGCCAAGCCACCGACTGGGACAAGCAAGGCATGCCGGTGCAGGCCGAGTGCTGCCGCCAGGCCGCACGCCACATGGAGACGCGCGAGCTTGAACTGAAGCATTCGCTGGCCGTGACTGGCGAGACGCTGGACAAGGAATGCGACGACGGAGACGAACTGCTGCGCATGCTGGACCTTGACCCGGCGACGTACCGCACCGAAGGAGGCCGGATGAACCTGCTGAAGATTCGCGCGGCGCTGGCCGACCGCAAGACGCCCAACGTTTGAGCTAACCGGAAAACCCGGCAGCTACAGAAGATGACAGGCACCACGGTGCCGCCTGCCGGGGTTTTCCGGTTGAGCGAAAGGATTGGCATGAGTGAATGGAGAAACGAACCGGTACCGACGCACCGCTGCAAAGCGTGCGGTGGCCTGTGGCGCTTCTGGCGCAAGAGCGAAACACCGGGCGCGACCTGCGACACCTGGAACATGCGCAGCCAGTGCTTTGACTGCTGCGCCGATGCCCCGATGGGCGACCAGATCGAGCCGCTGACGCTGGGCCGCATGGAGCAGTACCTGCGGGCGCGGCTGGCCGTCGATGCGATGGTGCAGCACGCGGAAGGCCCGAAGGCTGGCGACCCGGTGCAGTGAGCGAGACGCCCAACGGTAGCAATGAGCGGGGACCAACGGCATGAGCACACTTGACCGAAACGAAACGGCCGCGCCTGCCGTTGGTACTCCGCTCGATTGCGGGGTTGGGCGGCCGGTTGACGAAGGCACGGACACCGAAGGACCGCGCGGCACATACGGATGCGCCTGCGTGAGCCGCGACATGCGCGAGTGCATTCGTGTGCGATACCGGGGCCTCTTTGACAACCTGCACGACCACTGCGAGTGCTTGTGCCACCACTGGAGGGACGACGATGACGACAGTGATGTTTAACCCGTACACCGGTACGCCGCGCCACCCGAGCGACATTGCCAGCGACCCGAGCGGGCTGCTGATTCTGGAGCCTGTGGCGCCGCTGCGCGCGGCAGCACAAGTGGTGGCGCTTGAGCCCGAAGGGCCGGACGGCCACGGCGTCAACTGGCTGGCTGGCAACCGGCCAAGGCCGGGCGATTTGCTCTATGGCGGCGATGCTGTTGCACGCGCGCTGGCCGCGAAGAACGAAGCCGAGTCGCGCGAACTGAAGGCAGCGCAGGAACTGGACGAGGCCATCACCATGCTGCACAACTTCGCCGACTTGTGCGCCGAGTTTTGCGACCACACGCCTGACTCATTCAATCGACAGGTGATGCGGATTGGCAATGCCGCGCGGCTGCTACTCAATGCCCGCAAGTCTGGGTCTTCGGACTTGGAGACTAGCGGAATCGAAGACGGCGCCGGGTTCGTCTACTGCTGGCTGGTAGAGGAGTTCGGCCCAAACGGCAACAGCACCGGCCGTTACATGCTTGACCAGGGCGCGCTGACGATCACGGCTGACGTGTACGCGGCGCGCAAGCTGCGGCGCCAGCAGTCGGCCGGCTTCCGCGCGATAGACATGACGGGCCTGCACGGCGGTGACTGGCGGGCCGTGGAGCACGGCTTCGACGACAGCAAGACGCCCAACGATTGAGCTAACCGGGAGACAACGCGATGACCACGAAAGCAGACAACACCCACAACCCTACGCCCGCTGACCAGCCGTTGGCTCTCCGGTTGAGCGAGGGGTTAGGCGCGTGGGTTCCGGTAGCGGAACGGCTTCCCGACAGCGGAAAGACCGTGCTGGCCTGCTACCGCAACGGCGCCGGCCGCGTGCGCCGCATTCGCGCTGTGTGGGTTGCCGCGAAGACGTGCGAGGCCAACCCCGAGAGCGAAATCGGAGAGTACGACGAAGCCAGCGACACCTATTACGACCCCGAGGGGTGGTACGAAAAGATCGACAACTGGGACGACTACACGGCGGTGGCGGTGTATCAGGGGACGGTTACGCACTGGATGCCCCTGCCGCCCGCGCCTGAGAGCGCCTAACGTTGGAGGTGAGCCGGAGACAACGGCCCGCACCAACCTGTAAGAAACGCTGATGAGTTGCCAGCCGTTGGCTCTCGGCTCGACCGACCAGTTAGGCCCTGGCTCCGAAGCGAACTGACAAGGAAAACTTGACAGATGGACAAGCGTGACTTGGTTGAGCGTTTGCTTAGTGACGCGCAAGGCGAAGACCTTGGCGCGAATGGGATGGGATGGAGCCCCGACCCTGCGTTGCTGCGCGAGGCTGCCGACGAGCTAAAGCGCCTGCAGACCGAGAACGCAGCGCTGAAACGCGAGGCGCACACCTGGAGCAAGGCGGCAGAGACCTATGCGGCCAGCGAAGCCAATCTGGCGGACGCGCTGACCGAGCTGGTGGCCCTGGAAGACATGCGACTGCGGCTGCGCGAGTTGCACGAGATGGGCCACGGCACCGACTACGACAACTACCACAAGCGGCTGCCGCTGGCCTGGGACGCGGCCCGCGCGGCTTTGGGGCCCAACGTGATTTAGACGACTCCTGAAGACTTTGCACGATGCACCAACGCAAAAGCCTCCGACACCAGCGCGCCGCCGATGCCCGCTGGCGCATGGACCGCGCCGAGCACGATCGCCGGCAGGGCATCCCTGACCGGCCGGCGTGGACCGACAGCCGCGCGCCATTCAATCTGCCCTTTGCGGCGCTGGGTTGGCGCGACGTGAGGATCGAGCCGCGGTTGGGCTACATCGCGTGGCGCTGCGTCGATTCCGAGACCGGCGAGGTGATCTCCTGCAAGGCACTCGGCGAACTGCTGCGCTGGATCGCGGCCCAGGTGCCGCGACAGCTTGGAGCCCGCAACTTCATGTAGTTGCGCCCGGCTCCCCGCTTGTCGCATAATCCGCGCGACCGCGCAAGGTCAAGCGCCTCGGCGCACCTATCCGGCACTGGCCGCACATAGCCCCGGCGGACGTTCCGCCAGATCCCCGGCATGGGGCATCCACGGGGCGGAGCATTGCCGCAACACAGCCCGCACTCGCGGGCTTTCTCATTTTCGGACTGGAGCCACCCATGGACGAACCCCGCTCCGGCGGCGCCATGATGATCGACATCAAGCCCGGCGCGATCACGATCGCCACCGAGGCCGGTCAGATCGACCAGTTCGAGACCATCGGCGAGGCTCTGCAGCACATCCTGGACGCTTACCGCCGCGCGGAGGGCAGCGCCAAGGGCATCAATGGCGACTTCCTGGCCGGCTACACCTCGGACGACTCCCTGCGCCAGCGTGACCCCACCGCCCGCGACCAGGCCACGGCCCGGAGGATCGGATGAGCACCGCCACCCTGACCCTGACCGACACCGGCGGCGCCATCGACGCGCACATCGACTTCGGCCCGGCTGGATTCAAGGCCGACAGCCACGCCCACCAGCACGCCATGCTGCTCGTCAAGCACATGGACGACCTCTGCAAGCGCCTGGACCAGCCCAAGGCCAAGACCGGCATCCTCCTGCCGGACGGGCAGGTGGTGTGACCGCACCCAAGAAGCCGGCAGCCAAGAAAGCGAAGGCCAAAGGCAAGCCGACAGAAAGTGAGCGAGCGCTCACAGACAAGCAGCGTAGGTTCGTCGATGAGTACCTGATCGACCTCAACGCCAGCCAAGCCGCAGTGCGCGCCGGGTACAAGGGAGACCCCAACACGGTCGGGCCGAGGCTGTTGGCATATGTTGGCGTGCGCTCACTTGTGGATCAGCGGATCCAAGACAGGGCGAAACGCACCGAAATCACCCAAGACCGGGTGCTTCAGGAGCTTGCCCGTCTGGCCTTCTCGGACCTGCGCAAAGCCTACAACGAGGACGGCACGCTCAAGAAACCGCACGAGTTGGACGACGACACGGCGGCAGCGATGGCGGGGCTGGAGACCACGGCCCAGATGATCGGGGACACCGAGGATCCGATGACGCTGGCCACCCGGAAGGTCAAGACCTGGGACAAGAAGGGCGCGCTGGAGTTGTGCATGCGCCACCTGGGCATGCTCAACGACAAGATCAAGGTGGACGCGAACGTGACCGGCGGCGTGACCTACACCGCCAACATCCCCAAGCGCGGTGCCTGATGTCGTCTACAACCCGAGCCCCACGCTCGCCCGCTTCCACGCCAGCCAAGCGCTGGTCCGAGGCGTGCGCGGCCCGATCGGGTCCGGCAAGAGCGTAGGGTGCTGCTGGGAGATATGGTCCAGGGCCTGCGAGCAGCGCCGCAGTCCTGACGGCATCCGCCGCAGCCGGTGGCTGGTGACGCGGAACACCTACGGCGAGCTGACCTCAACCACGCTCAAGACCTGGCTGGACTGGTTCCCGGAGGATCGGTTCGGCAAGGTTGTGCACGGGGCGCCGATCACGCACAGCCTGTCGTGGACGCACACGGACGGCTCGACGGTAGAGCTGGAGGTTCTGTTCCTGGCGCTGGACCGACCGGATCACGTCAAGAAGCTGCTCTCCATGGAGATCACGGGCGGCTGGATGAACGAGGCCCGAGAGCAGCCAAAGGCGATCCTCGATGCCCTGACGGGACGGGTCGGTCGCTACCCGCGAGGCGAGGATGGCGGCTGCACTTGGTACGGCGTCATCATGGACACCAACCCGCCGGACGACGACCACTGGTGGTACTCGCTGGCCGAGGTGGATCGGCCGGACGACTTCGAGTTCTTCAATCAACCGGCCGGAGACGGCCCAGGGGCGGAGAACCTGGACTGGCTGGTGCAGACGCCGGAGACGCTTGAGCTTCCCATCGGACACCCTGACCGGCTGGCGCAGGGTCGCAGCTACTACGACCGGATCAAGGCCGGCAAGACAGTCGAGTGGATCAAGGTCTACGTCAAGGGCCAGTACGGATCGGTGTTCGACGGCAAGCCGGTGTACCCGGAGTTCAACGACACGCTCCACGTCCGCGAGATCCAGCCGCTGCCAGGCGTCAAGCTGACCATCGGCCTTGACTTCGGACTGACCCCGGCGGCCGTGATCGTGCAACAGGACGCCCGAGGCCGCCTGCTGATCCTGGACGAACTGTGCGGCGAGGACATGGCGATCCGCCAGTTCATCACCGACGTGCTCAAACCGCAACTGGAGGCGGTCTACCCCGGCTGGCTGACCAGCGACACCCCGAACATGCTGGAGATCGTCGGAGACCCGGCGGGCCAGCAGCGCGGGCAGACCGACGAGAGATCGTGCTTCGACGAGGTGCGAGCGGCCAAGTTGCCCATCCGCGCCGCCAAGAGCAATGCGTGGCTGGCCAGGCGCGGCGCGGTGGCTTGGTTCCTGAGCCGGCTGCATCTCGGACAGCCCACCCTGCTGATGGACCCGTGCTGCACCGTGCTGCGCAAGGGCTTCAACGGCGCCTACAAGTACAGGCGGCTCAAGGTGGCCGGCGCAGAGCGCTACACCGAAGAAGCCGAGAAGAACGCCTACAGCCACCCGCACGACGCGCTGCAGTACGCAGCTCTGGAGTACGGCGGAGTGCAGGCGATCACGATGCCCACAAGGCGGCGAGTTGGCATGAGCCCGCCGCAACCATCACCCGGCACCGGCCCGATGGGCTAGGAGACCCCCATGAAACCATTTCGACCGGCGGGCGCTACCGTCACCCTGAGCGCGTCCACCACCAGCGCGGACGGCGCCATCGTCGAGGCCGGGCAGCACGCCCTGGTCGTCAACGTCGGCAGCGTGGCCGCCTTCGTGGCCTTCGGCCGGGCGGGCAGCCTGACCGCGACCGTGGCCGGCGGCGTGCCGATCGCTCCCAACGGCAGCGCGGTGATCTTCAAGGGCGCCTGCACCCGCGTGGCCGTCATCACGGCCACCGGCACGGCATCGGTGTACGTGACCCCTGGCGAGTGCTGAGATGCCAGGGAAAGACAGGGCGGCGGATGCTGGCATGAGCGCGGCCGAAGAAGTGGAGATCCATCCACCCGCCACCCTGTTCAGCCGCAGCAACATGGGCCACGACCAGGAGGCCGACAACGCCGAGATGCGCCGTGAAAACGAGTTCATGGCGCACGAGATCGGAGAGATGCACAAGGAGCTGGCCGAGTTGCGCAAGGCTCTGCCGACGCCGGAGGAGGTCGCCTTCTTGAGAGAGAAGAAGCGCGCCGACGAGAACGCGGCCTGGATGTGGCGCATGGTCAAGACGCATGCGCCCTGGGTCACCGTCGTGGCCAGCATGATCGGCAGCGGGGTCTATTGGGTCCTCACGCACACGATCACGATCGGGAGCAAGCCGTGATCTTCAGCGCCATCCTGAGCTTCCTGGGGGGAAGCGCCTTCCGCATGATCTGGGGCGAGGTGTCGTCCTTCATCAACAAGCGGCAGGACCAGGCCCACGAGGTCGAACTGCTGGAGGTGCAGGCCAAACTGGACGCGGCGCAGCACGAGCGCAACCTGGCCGCGATCCGGCAGCAGGCCGAGCTGGGCATCAAGACCATCGGCGTGCAGGCCGAAGCCGACACGATGGTGGAGGAGGCGCGGGCCTTCCGCGAGGCGGTGGCCAACGCCATGCGACCGAGCGGAATCAAGTGGGTGGACGCATGGAACGCAGCGGTGCGCCCGGCCTACGCCACGGTCTGCCTGGCCCTGTGGATGCTGATCCTGTACCGGGCCGACTTCCGCCCGACCGAGTGGGATCTGTCGATGATGGCCATGGTCGCCGGCTTCTTCTTCGCCGACCGCAGCCTGAGCAAGCGCGGCAAGTGAGCCCCGAAGTGCTGATGGCCGCCGACCTGTGCCGGCGGTTCGAGGGTTTCCGTTCGCAGCCATACCTGTGCCCGGCTGGCGTGCCGACGATCGGCTACGGCTCGACGCACTACGCCGATGGCCGCCGGGTGACGCTGGCGGACAAGCCGATCAGCCGCGAGGCCGCCGACAGGCTGCTGATGCTGGAACTGGA